CTAAAATGGCATAACAGTTTTCATTGCAGAAATAGCATTTCTTTTCGTATTTCTTTTTGGCAACCTTATTGATTAATTTCTTTTTGCGTCCCATTGTAGGTGGCTATTCCAACTCCATATTTCTCCTCAAATATTTTATATTTGTAATTAGGATTATTCAAAAAATACTTATCGAATACGGGTCGCTCGGCACAGATATATCCATATTTTGTTTCTACATCTGGCTTCCACATTCCTTCTGCACAATCGTGGCACATTTGCGTGATTTTTGGGTCGTAGTCCAGAATTGTTTTGACGCAAAATTCGACGTGATCCCAAGTATGGGCACAATCATGGAAAACCAATTCGATTGGATATTTTTGAAGTAATTCTGGCAATTTCTTTTCGGCATTTCCCCAAACCTTGATGATCGAGGGATCGTCGTCTGGAAGGAATTCTAAAGTGCCGCAACTTTCTGGCGGGTAGTTATTCTCCGGGCACGCACCTAATTCAACGGTAATAAATAGACCGCCTACGTTTTTCATGGCATCAGAAAAGACAAGCCCTGAGTGGCCATGTTGTCCGCCAAGTTCCAACATGGCTTTAGGCTTTATCTCTTGGATTAAATCCCAAATCAATTGAATTTCATTTTTCGTCATTGTGCGAATGGCTCTCTTGGCCAGAGCTTTCTGGAATTTTTCCCAAGCCTTTTCAAATGCTTCGTTCATTTTTGATCCATTTGATTTAGTTCTGATATTTTTACGTTATAGCAACTGGCTTTAACTCGCCAAGGAGTTCCCGGTCAGATAGCCAAGCACATAGGCTTTTGTGGGATTTTCAAGAGGCCAGAGACTCACAAAAATGTATTTGTCACACTTTTGTTTAGTGTTATATTCAGCCACAGAGCAGTTGTAGTCTGGCTTGGGAACAACACCACGAGCTTTCTATCATAATATCCTCACATATTATTTAGATAAAGTTCGAGGTCGTTTTTGCCTCGAATCGAATAGAGGCGTTTTTCTGTCACTTTTGTGACATATTTCTTTGCGCCATTTTTGCTCAGCAGGCGTATATCCATTGCCTCTTTGAAGGTTTCTTCTACTCCGCATAGAAAGACCCATATCTTATAATCGTCATTTTTCAGAAAAACTTTAGCGTCCTCAAAATATGATTCCCAGATAATGCCTAATTTTTTGGCAATTTTGGTATAGTTTTCAGCCATAATTTCGCTGTGTTTTTTGTAGAATTCAGGTGGCAAGTCTTTCATACAGTTCCTTTAAAAGTCAATTTTATCTTTTATTGTAATAGTATGTCCTTGTTCTTTCAATATTTTGATACGCTTCCGGCTGTGTTCCAAGAGGTAGGGATTTATATTGAATAAGAAGTCATAGTAGTTTAATCCTTCTTTGTCCTCTGCGGTACGGAGTCCACGACCCATTCTTTGGATAATTTGGTGATCCGCCTGCCCACCAGCGGCATTTATCAGGTTATGGATAAAGACATTGATGCCCGTATTGAAAATCTGCTGGGTAGCAATCGCAATTACGTTCTTTTTTGATTTTTGAAGAGTTTCAACAACTCCTTTGCGGGTTTTAGAATCATCTTTGCCTTGTACCCACAAAGACCCCGGTAAGAGATTGTGCAAAGCATCGCCGTGGGCGATACGATCCACCAGAATAAGTGTTCGGCCAGTTTGCTTTTTGGCGAGTTTCGTGACAATCTTGTGGAAATGAAAACTTTCTGCAATGCCACGAGTTACCGCATCCAAGTAAATATCGTAAGGGATTTCAGGTTCATCTATCGGATAGAACGTACAATCGGACGCAGAAAGAATGCCACGATTTTGTAGTTCTTTAGTTGTGAGGACACCGCTCTCCGCAGATTTAATTTCCAGAACTGGTCCGAAGAATCCTTTGACGTAATATTTTTGAACTTTATCTTTCTCACCAAACTTGAATGGAGTGGCACTGAGGGCCACTCGTATATCGCAACTTTTAAGTCTACGATATACAGCTTTAGGCAAGGCACTCATCATGTCGTGAATTTCATCTACGATTACCACTTTGATTTTTGATAGCACCTTTTCCATTTTGGCCACAGATTGAACCGAGGCAACGGTAATCATATTTGGGTTTACATTTCCGCCCCATAAAGTGCCGACATTCTGAACGCCCCATTTGGTAATTTCAGAATAGTTTTGTTCGGCCAAGCCGATTCTATTTTGAAGAACGAGTGTTGGAGTATTGGCGGGGATCGCTCGCAAGATACCAAGCATAATGAAAGTTTTACCTGCACTTGTGGGTGCGAATATAACGCCTCTTCTGTGTTTAATTACTTTGTTGACTAATTCAACTTGATAATCGTGTAGCGTAACCGGAGTGTATCCCGGTGGCAGGGCGTTGTTGAAAAAATCTTCTTTGATTTCGCTATGTAAAAAAGGAGTCTTTGTTCTTTCGTCCTGAATTTCGTATGATACATTAAAGTGTTTCAACGCAGAAATGACTTCCGGCAGCAACCCCGTGAGGAACTTACCAGTTTCAAGTTTGAAAAATTCGGTGTAACCATCCCACATCCCCATTTTATAACGGCGGTTGTGGAAATAGTTTCTTTCACGGAATCGTAGGCAATCCCAAATTTTATGTTTAATTCCTACCTGATCTGTCATCAGGAAGGAAAAATCATTGCTGACTTTGAGTATTGCTTTGCTGTTGCTCATTTGTTACCTTTTTGGAACGCTTGTTTTTATCAAGCGAACTTCGATTTATTTTACCAGATATACCCTTGGTCCGTCTAGGCTTTTTTCTACCGCAGCAGGCCATGTGTCCTCCTTATTTATGTGTGAATTTCCTCTTACTATAGATAGTCAACAAATTGTTGCAACTCAGCGAAAACTTAAAGCTGTTTGGTCCAGAGAAGCCGCTGAGGACTTGCGACAATTTCACAATATAGACGCTGAGGCAGAATTAACCAACATTTTAGCTAAAGAATTGCAAGCAGAAATTGATCGAGAAATTCTTGAGGATTTGAACTGCAATCTGGATTGGAACACCAATCACCATATTTGTCTGAAAATTCATCAACAACCAATTTGGAACCACATTTTTGACAACAATCGGCAGAATACGGAAATGGCCACGGCTGATGAGTATAAACTTCTCTCAACCAAAAAACTTCTTTGGATTTGTCGAAACAATATACGACACCAGCTTGATGCTGGATACCCGGTTTGTAACAAATTGCCTTTACTGATCCCGACACATCATTAGACAATCGCATGAACTCGGATTCATCGTGAACAACAAATTTTTGTTCAGGTTCTAAATTGCCAATTTTGATTTTGGTCCTGATATATGAGCAGCACTCTTAGCATTTTTTCGATGCTTCATTGGCCAATATTTTTAGATTTTCGTAATAAGCCTTTGCTAAATCAACCCCTTCTTGATGGGTACAAAGTTCTTCTTCATTGTAGTAAGCATTTAATGTGTCCTGATATAAAGGAACAATTAAACCACCCGTTTTGAATCCAGACTGCAAAATTACTTTTTTAATGGCAACTTTTTCCAAAACACCACGGACAGCTTTGTACCGCAAAAAAACGATGGAATTTTCACCGTATTTATAGATGTAATAAGCCGAAAATTTGACACGGGCACATCCGAAAAGGTTGATCCCGCCTAATGCTGTGTATTGGATTGCCATATTTCTATATTTCTATTTAGTAAGGGATGTCCCTTGCTTGCGCTTTTGTTCCATGATAAATTGTTTGAAACTTTTCATTTATTACATCCTTTTTCTTTATTTATTTATATTTACCGAATTTCTAATGGGGAAATTTATACTTCTGTGGCGGAAAGTGTCTAAGTTAGCATGTACCAGAGAATATTTTTGGCAACCACTTTACAAAGCTGCAAAACGGTGGTAGAATTGTGGTAGCCGAAGAAAAACAGAAAAATTTGTTTTATATCGCCTCTTGAAAAAATTATCAACGGATGGATTAGACTGAATTCGATCTTTGGCAAATTGGTAGAAATAAATGACTGAGAATATGGATAAAAGCGTATTGTCTGACGTTCTTCCTCTGGACTTGTTTAAGCCAAAGTCCATTCCGAGCCTTTCTGAACAAGAAATTGGTCAGTTGGCAAAGGATATTGCAATGAACTTGGTCTTTACATCAGATCATGTTCGGCGGGAAGAACGGGACAACATTCTTGGAATGGTGTTCATGCCGATTGCTTTGGGAGGGCTTTCAGATTTGTCTGAGGAAGCCCGCAAAGATGTTGGTATGGTTTATGAATACTACGACAAAGCTGGACCCCGCTCGATCAATGGTTATCCGATTTTCTTTTCATTCCGAATTGTGAATGTTAAGGATCGGTTGCTCGTGTGGGAGAAGTACGAAAAAATTCAAGAGGCGCTGAAGTCCGTATAACGGGAGTGCATGCTGTGGGAAGCTGCGCTGGCTGTAAACTAGCCGCCCTAGTGGATAAGGGGTTCGATTCCTCACACTCCCACTAGGCAGATAATTACCTTCGGTTTGTGTTCAAACTTTATGGAAGTGGTCCGGGTGGTCGAGGAAACCGTCTTGAAAACGGCTGGGGGTAAAACCTTCGCAGGTTCGATTCCTGTCGCTTCCGCTTGACTTCCCTTAAATCGTAACCTAAGTTTCGATTCGGAGGGATACAAGAGATAGCCACGGCCTTGTGGTGAAACTGGCAGACACGCATGACCACGGCCAAAAAGCCGCCAATTTAGGATCATGTGCCGAAAGGTGTGTGGGTTCGACTCCCTCCAAGGCCACTTAGGAAATCCGTCTTTCAAAGCATAGATGGGCATTGACTCAGGCGGACACTCGCATAATGCTGCTCATGCCTTTATGGGCAAGAATCGCCAAGCTCGTCAATTTCTTCGCTCGACGATATTTTTTGCTCCCGTCTTTTTCGTATATTATTTCTACAATTTGTAAGATAAATACATTATGAAAACTTTCATGCAGTG